ACTTTCCTCATTTGCCTTACTTCGCCGGTCAATTCGTCGATAGACTTCTTGACGTTTTCAATTTTCAGTTCAAAGTCTTCCATTTGTTTCCTCCGTCAGGTTGGTAAATTTGCGTCTTTCAACGCAGACATCTCGTTCAGGTTTAACGAGAATCTTTACATAATCAGAACAGACGTAAAGAACTTCTGGTTGATTCCGGTTCACGAATGTTCCAACGCAAGTTACATTCTCTCTTGTACATATCCTTGTCGTGTCAGGATAATCCGTGACATAAACGTGACTCATCCTGAGATCAATGATCTCTTTCGTCGTGTATAGCGCCACAAGGAGAAGTGCAACCGTGAAAAGAGTATGCCAGCTTTTCATACGACTTCTCCTTCGGCATACTTCGTCTGAATTGGACGATAACTATCCGTCGACTTTTCTTGACAGTTATCGCACTCCCATAAAGGGATTACGTTTCTGTGAAAATTGTCATCGTCGTATCCGCTGGCTTCGATTTCATGACCGCAATGCTCGCATTCGTAGATCGCGGTGAAATCTCTGCGATGCTGTCGGATGATCTTCTGGATTTTCATATCAGTTCCCCATGTCGCTGATTGCCTTGATCAGCGCGGTCAACTCCGGCTTGCTATTTGTTACTGCACATAGGCTACTCGCGGCTTTAATCAGATTGTCAATCCTTTCAGGCTTCAGTACGACCTCGCATGGATAAACATGTGCAAAGTCCATCTGTTGAAAATTAACCCGGATATACTTGAGATCTTCCCTCCTTTGACTTTTCGTCATAACGACGATGTATTCGTTTCCCATCGCATCCACGAAACCTGCTGAAACTCCCTTGATTCTGTTGCATTCGTTTTGAAACTTTTTCATGTGATTCATGTCGGTCATAACCTTCTCCTTTGCGGTGATTATATTATCACTCATTTTCGCTATGATTGCAAATTGCAAAATTGCTTTTAATTGTTTTTTAAGCTACAATGTATGTCCCACCTTTTCACCTGTAACTCGCGATGGAGAACCGATGAAATCAGCGGTAAAATTCTTATCGCATTTTCCTGGAAAACAGATATTCGCAACAGTAAATGACAAAGAGTCTGGAACGTTCTATCATTACCACTCTTCCTTCGAAGAAGCTCTTCCGAAACTGGTAAGAGACAACAAAAAAGGAAGAGGAGTTTTCTTTTGCGTCAACGAATTGGACAAGCAACAAGACCTCGGTCGCAAAAGAACAAAGAGAATGTTCAAGACCGCGAGAGCGATCTGGGTAGAGGACGATGCGCCAAGGGAGAATCCAAGATCAGAATGGCCGTTAAAACCAAATCTGATCGTTCAATCAAGCAGAGGGAAATTTCATTATTACTGGCTGACGTCAACAGACGACCGCGAAGAGTGGGAGTCTTTGATGCAAGTGATGGTGGATTGCTATGGATGCGATCCGCAAGCTAGAGATCTAGCTCGCGTTCTTCGCATTCCTGGATTCCTTCATCAGAAGAAAGACCCTCAGCTAGTAAAGGTGAGATATCTTCGTGAAGACCCTTATGAATTTGAGGCTCTGAAACTGGCGTTCTGCCCTGATGGACTTACGAAAGTAAAGAAACAAAAGTCTTCTGAAAATGCTGTTGAAAAGATTGACACTCCAGACGACTTGAAGAAAAGCATAGAGCAAGGTCATAAGCATGGACCCGCCATGCGCCTTGCAATGAAGCTCGCGAACAAAGGATGTGATCTAGACACGATCATGCTTGCGCTTGCTCCTATTCCGGAGTACTCAGAAGGTGACCATTTGCATTGTGCGCAAACTGCTATTGAAAAGGTGACAAAAGAACAAGAAGAAGACGCAGACCCGGCTGACATAACCGAGATCAAATTGCCAGAGAACATTCCAACAGCAGACGACTTCAACTGGCCTCCTGGCAAGTTCGGAGAGATGTGCGAGCAAGCTTATGAAATGGCTCACTATCCGTATAGAGGCGTCGCTATTGCTACATGTCTTGGAATGCTGGCTCCTTTGGTCGGCAGGAACAATAATGTCTCCGGTACGGGACTGAACATATACATTTCCTTGCTTATGGATACAGGCATGGGAAAGGACATGATCCGCAAGATCATAGAGCGGACATATAGTCAGATAGACCCGATCAATGCAAGGAAGTTTATCGGTCCCGCGAGATATACTGGCGTTCCTGCTCTCTGGCGGACGATCACAGACAGTCCAAATAGAATCAGCGTTATCACTGAAGCCGGATTTATCAATGGAGCTGACATCGGTGACTCAAGTGGATTGAAAGCTACGATCCTTTCCATGTATGGTTCGTCCGGAGCAGACGAAGTTCAAAGCGCGAACGAATATAGCAGTAAAGAAAATTCTCTACCAGTTATCCACTCTCCTAATTTCAGTCTCATTCAAGAGTCAACTCCAAAGTCTTTCATTGATGCGATGCTTAAAACTGATGGCGACATCAATGGAGAGCTTCCTAGAATGTGGATATTGAGACTCAATGTCGAGAAACCAAAAAGAAACAGAAGTCCTAGAAAACGATTTGAAAAAGACGTTGAGAAAAGGATAAAAGAACTTTGGACTGAAGCTTTGAAATGGTGTGAAAACGCGAATGTCAATGGTCAAAAAATAAATCATGTGATCATCCCAGATTGGCTAGATGAAGAAGCTGATCGTTTTGTTGACCTAGAGAACAAAGCAAGACTCAATGGAGACGACTACAGAAAAGTCGTTTATACGAGAGCTTGGTTGAAAGCAGTAAAGATCTGTTCATTGATTGACGTATTCAATGGATTCAAGGAAGTACAGAAGGAGACTTATCAATGGACAATCAAACACGTTATCGACAGAGAAGCTGGCGCAATTACTGGTGTTCTTCGAGAACATGACAGTAGCGAAAATGACAATACATGGCTTGTCATCGCTAACGCAATTCAGAGGATATTGGCGAAGCCGTCTTCGTATTCTCTCCCTGTTGCTATGGCTAGAGCAAAAGTCATAACTCTTACTTCTATCAACTTCGCGACAAAGCATAATCGGATCATAAAAGAATTGAACAAGAAGTCTTCGAAGTTTGGGATAAAGAGCAGCACTGGACTGACCGTTCTTCTTGATCAATTGTGCGAACAAGGATACTTGAAGAAGTTAGATAACAAAAGAATACGAACAATAAAAGGATGCGAAGCGAGCAGAGCTTCAATTGCGTATGGAATGACGGAAGATTTCAAGTTATGGCTAACAAATCTCTCTTGATCTTAAATTGCAACTTGGGTAGCGGTTGGCCGGTTTGCGGCAAAAATGGGTAGGCGGCGAGGCTGGAGGACGTCGTTCCTGTAAGTGACTGTTTTATAAGCATTCAGATGGGGGACAACTTGGGTAACTTACCCGGACTATTACCCGGACTATACCCAACCTAATTGTTAATTAAAACAATCACTTAGGTGACTTCATGGGTAATTTTTAAGATCGGGCGTGAGAGGGGTCGCGACCGAGTGAGCATAGGGTAAAAAATTACCCATTTGAAGGACAGAGTTCAGCTAAGTTATTGTTATTATTATAGATTAGGTTGGGTAATTAGCATGGGTAGAGCTTAGGTAGAACTAGGGTAACGTCGCGGGGAGCCCTCGATTCGAATTCTGATCGGAATCTCCGACTGAAGACGTTTTCTGATCATAAGATTTTTTCTGATAACTCTTGTGAACTTTCTTCTTTGAAGAGTCTGACTGACTGTTATTTTTAGACTCGTTTTAATTATTGAATTTATGATTTTCAAGGAGGTTGAAACTTGCTAAACGAACTTATATATGGTACACTTCTGCCATGAGCGCGAGCCCTCTCCCAACAGATTCAGCACGACGACTGTTCATCAAACTGCGAGCAGTCAAGAAGCGTCTGAAAGACCAGGACAACGAATTCTGCGTCTTCTACGCTTGTGAAGTGCTGGCTTCCTTTCAGCGTATGATTCTATCTGGAGTCAGTTTTGAAGATTCTTCTGAGATCGTTGTTGCGCTCCTTGAAGAAAAAACAAGCGAGGAAGAGAAAGATGAATTGATGAATGCTTTGAAGCTTATTGCTAAATTCACTCTTCCGGAAGGAAAGTCCATTCTCACCCAGGAAGCCATTGACATCGCTACCGCATACGGAGGCGGTTCAAAATGGTTCGACGGAAAGACAAAGCTGGAAGCGATTCGCTTTCTCAAGTCAATGATCGACGGCGAGACTTCAATTCCTGAAGATGAGGTTCGCGGCGTGTTACTGAAACTGACTAGCTGATGGCTAACGCAAGAAGGAAAGGAGCGAACGGAGAAAGAGAGTTCGCCGAATACATCAAGAATGTCTTGTCTTTAGATTTCACTCCGAAAAGAAATCTAGAGCAAGTTCGTTCAGGTGGAGCAGACATTCTCTGTGTCAAGCCATATTGCTTCGAGGTAAAGCGAAGAGAAAAGCTTGATCTTTATATGTCATGGACACAGGTTGTTCAAGCTGCTAGAGAGAAAGAAGACAATCCGATTCCTATCGTTGCATTCAGAATGAACAGAGACAAATGGAATTTTCTGATTCCTGCGTCTATGCTTGTGACTGAGATAGAATTCGGATATCTTCAATTGACTGACAGAGTTTTCAACTGCTGGATCAGTAATCATTACAATTGGTTCATTGAGAAAAATGGTCAATGAATCGCATAGAGCTGACAGGACCGCAGACAGAAGTATTTCTGATGGAGAACAATTATCCGTTGTTCGTTGGCGGATATGGAAGCGGAAAGACTCAGTCTCTCATTTGTAATGCTCTGAGAGATGTTCTGCATAATCCAGGTGTCAGGGTCGGAGCGTACTGCCCAACATACGATCTATTGAAACTGAATCTGATGCCTCGTCTGGAGGAAGAACTGACGAAGGCCAGAATTCGGTTTACAATGAACAAGAGCGATCACATCTGCACGGTTGAGACCGGCAGTCAGATCATCATGAGAAGTATGGACAATCCTGCGCGGATTGTTGCATACGAAGTGTTTCGGTCTCATGTTGACGAGATTGATACGCTTCCGAAAAAGAAAGCTCAGGACGTTTGGAACAAGATTGTAGCGCGTAATAGATCAATCGTTCGCGCTCCAGATGGAGAAAAGCTTCGTAATCAAATTTTCGCTTACACGACACCGGACCATGGATTTTCATCTTTCACCTACTCAAGATGGGGAAAAGATCCAGGCGAAGGATATAAGTTCGTAAGAGCTCCGACGTATAGCAATCCTCATCTTGATTCCGACTACGTTGAACGACTCAAAGAAACATACGACGAGCAATTGGTTGAAGCGTATGTGAAGGGTCTCTGGTGCAACATCACCAGCGGAAAAGTGTACAGGTCTTATGACAGAGAGTTATGTCGTTCTGAAGAAAGGTATAGGAAGAGAGAACCTATCAGAGTCGGAATGGACTTCAACGCCAACAAGATGGCGGCTTGTGTCTTTGTCATGAGAGGCAATAAATGGCATCAGGTGAGAGAATTGGACAATGGAGCAGACACTCCTGATGTTTGCGAATGGCTCAAAAGAGAATTTGAAGGAAGCAAGATAACCGTTTATCCAGATGCTTCCGGCAATAGCGTTTCTTCAAAGAACGCTTCAACTTCAGACCTGTCTATCATAAAATCTTTTGGATTCGCCATAAGAGTCAATAGCAGGAATCCGAGAGTGAGGGACAGAGTGAATTCTGTCAACATGGCCTTTAGCAAGGGTATTGTAGCAGTGAACGACGAGACTTGTCCAGTGACGGCTGAATGTTTAGAACAACAGACATATAGTTCGTCAGGAGAGCCTGACAAGCATTCTGGTCATGATCATCAAAATGACGCGTTCGGATATCCGATCGTATTCCATCATCCGATTTTAAGACCAATGAGCTCAGGTTCTGTGATAGGAGTCAACTAATGACCGTCAAAGCGACACATCCTAGTTTTGATTCAACGATCGATGACTGGACTATGGTCAGAGATTGTTACGAAGGCGAGACAGAGATAAAGAGAAAGAGAACGCTTTATCTACCTGCTACTGACACGATGATCGCTGACGGCATGTCTGGTTCAGAGGAGCTTGGGTCAAAAAGATATGCCTCTTATCTGAAAAGAGCGAGATTCCCAGATTACGTTCAAACGTCTGTTGATCGCATGGTGAGCATGATCAACCGACAAGAAATCCAGGTTGAGCTTCCGCCAAGTATGCAATATCTGATTGAACGTGCGACTCCTTGCGATGAAACGCTAATGGAGCTTTATCGCATGATCACTTTCGAACAGCTATTGACCGGAAGACTCGGACTGCTGGCTGACTTTGACGGAATGACAACGAATCCTGAACCTGTTATCGCGATTTATAAAGCCGAAGCAATCCGTAATTGGTTCTATGAAAAGAATGAAGGTCTGTCCATGGTCGTTCTGGACGAATCTGATTACGAAGTAAATGACTTCGTTTGGAGACTGAAAGAACAGTATAGAGTCTTGCAGCTATTGTCGGAGGGAGAAGGTTCTTTTCTTTCTTATCATTTCGGTCTCTTTGAAGATGATTACAATATTGAAAGCATGGCTGCTCCTCAGATCAGAGGCAACACTCTTTCTTATATCCCGTTCCATTTTATCAACTCCGGAGACCTGTCTCATGAAATTGGGAAAATTCCTAGCATCGGTCTTGCTCGTATCTGTCTTGGTATCTATCGCTCTGACGCCGATTATCGTTCAAATCTTTTCATGCAAGGTCAAGAAACTCTTGTATTGAAAGACGTCATGAGAGACAGCGATGAAGAGAATGTAAGGATCGGACATGGTTCTTACATTGAAGTCGGTCATGAAGGAGACGCTTTCTATGTAGGCGTTTCAGGCAACGGACTGAGCGAACAGAGAACTGCGATCGAGAACGACAGGAAGGAAGCAGAAGAAAGGTCTCTTGGCTTAGCTTCTGTCGCTGATAATCAAAGCGGTGAAGCTTTGAAAACCAGGATCGCCTCTCAAGCATTGTCGCTGACGCGCGTTGCTCATGCGGCAGCGGGAGGTCTTGAAAAGTCATTGCGCGACATCGCTGAATGGCTAGGTCTTGATCCTGAAAGCGTAAACGTGAACGCTAGCATTGACTTTCGTTCTGTTGACTTCGCTCCTGCTGATCTCAATAAGCTGATGATCGCGAAAGGTCAAGGAGCTCCGATGTCTCTGAAGAGCATTCATAAGGTGCTGGCTGAGAGAGGATATACAAAGCTTACCTTTGACGAAGAGATGGAAGAATTGCAAGAAGAACTTCTTCTGAACAATCTTGGCGAAGAAGATGACGACGTCTAATCAAAAACTTTTTGATTCGTCAGTTAGACATCAGACTTATCTTCTGAGGTATGCTCGCGGATTGCGCAATCGCATGATGAAGATTCTCAACGAATCTTCTGAAAAGATAAATGATATCGCAAGAGCAAACCTTCTAGGAGTTTCCGCTATAGAAAGCGAAGCTCAATGGAGAAAAGTTCAGAGGGCGTTAAAGCGTATTGAAGAAGTCAGACGACAAGCATGGAATGAAGCGAAGTTGCTTGCTGTAAACGAATTGAGGCAATTAGCGAGATCAGAACCAGACTTCGTTATCCAGAGGATCAAAGCTGCTTTGCCTGTAGTCGCTGACTTCAGCAAGCCGTCAGCGGCAGCAGTGGATAGAGCGCTTGCAAGGCCAGTCCAGGGAAGGACGCAAAGGCAATGGCTTGACAGCCTAAGAGTCACAGACATGACAGCGATAAGATCGTCTGTCATTGCGGCGACAACGGAAGGAGCTCCTTTGATGACTGGATTGAAAACCAGTTATCTGAAAACAGGAAGAAACGTTGAATCTGTAGCAAGAACTCTGACGACACATACTTCAACAACGGCAAGGACCGAGACTCTCAAAGAAAACGATGTATTGGAGCAAGAAGAATACATCGCTGTCCTTGATTCAAGGACTACATTCGTTTGTGCCAGTAACGACGGAAAAATATATGCCGTAGGTTTCGGACCGACTCCGCCATTGCATTTCGGTTGCAGATCAATCCGAGTAAGCGTATTGCCGAAGGACATGCTCAAAGACCTACCTTTAACGCCTTCAACAGAGAAAGAGCTAGTTCAAGATTTTGCTAGAGAAAAAGGTTTCACTGGAGTTAACTCCAGATCAGATTTGCCGTATGGATACAAAGGTGAATTTGATAGGTGGGCTCCACAGAGAGTTTCTGGCATGATTGGCGGTCCATCAGAAAGAATCTCATATACTGATTGGCTTCGTCGTCAATCTGCTGAGTATCAGAGAGATGCGTTGGGTCCTACGCGCGCTGCTCTGTTTCGTAAAGGCGATCTCAATTTGGATAAGTTCATTGACGGCACTGGTTCCGCGCTGACTTTGGATGAGCTTCAAAAGAGAATGCCTGATTTGTTTGAAAATATCTAGGAGAGAAGAAATGTTGAAAGCAGTTGTTGACAGTCTGAACGAAGTAGAAGAGAAGTATCACGATCTTTACGAAGAGAGGGGCGGAAAGTTCCATCTCAAGCGTATTGACGGGATGCGAACCGAAGCCGATGTTTCTCGTGTTCAGTCTGCTCTTGAAAAGGAAAGGAACGATCACAAAGAAACGAAGAACAAGTTCAGCTTCCTCAACGGAGTTGATCTGGAAGAAGCGAGAGAACGGCTTGATAGATATGATGAGCTGGCCGCGAAGGCTGAGTCCAGCGGAGACATTGAAGAAAGGGCGACGCGTCTCGCCGAAGCAAGGATCAAGACGACGCTTGCTCCTGTTCAGCGACAGCTCGATGAAATCACTCGCGAGAGGGATCAGCTGAATGAGTCTGTGCAAGTCTTCCATAAGAAAGAGAAGCGTCGCACGATCCATGATGCAGTCAGAGATGCAGCGGTAAAGTCAAAGGTCCGACAAGAAGCTCTGGAAGATGCTCTGATGCTCGCGGAGAATGTTTTCGATGTCGACGAAGAAGACAATGTCAGGACGCGAGACAATGTCGGCGTGACGCCCGGAATTGACCCTGTCGTATGGCTGTCGGACATGCAGCCGAAAAGACCTCACTGGTGGCCTGAGAGTATTGGCGGTGGAGCAGGTGGCGGAAACGGAAGGAACAACAACGGTTCCAATCCTTGGTCTGCTGACAATTGGAACATGACAGAACAGGGAAAGATTTTCAAAGAGAATCCTGACCGCGCTCAGCAGCTTGCGAGAGCAGCTGGGACCAGCATCGGCGGTTCTCGTCCATCTGTCAAGAAGTAACTACATCAGCGAGAGAAGACATTCTCCTCTCGCTTTAATTAGGAGAAATCAATGACTGCGAACACGAATGTAAGATTTGACCTCTTTGAGGTCATTGGTCCTCCTGCTGCTGGAGCGAAGATTCGTTTCAGTCTGAACAAGTTTGACAATGATTTGGAAAGAGGGGCTTTAGTACCTAATGGCATGAAGTGACCGCTGACGAAACAGGTATGGCTATCGTTTCTTTGTGGCCGAATGAAGCCGGAATGTGTCTGATGAGTTTGTTGACAATGTCTTTCAATTGGTAGTTCAGATAAAAACCTGATCTTTGCCATGAAATCATGAAGCAACTCCTTCATCGGGTTGCTTTATCTTACCTGATATGCTACAATTGGCGCAACGGGCATGGGCCTATCTTCCTGCTCGCGTCAGTCATGGGACTCGGCGCGATTGTTTCTCAATCGCCTATCCGAGGAGGACTCAACATGGCGACTCGCATTTCAGACATCATCGTCCCGGAAATCTTCACGGGATACACTCAGCAGCTCACCGAACAAAAGTCTCGTGTCATTGCGTCCGGTGCTGCCGAACGCAATTCGACCTTCGATCAGTTCTTGAACGGTGGCGGCTTGACTTTCAACGTTCCTTCTTTCCAGGATCTCGCTGACGACGATGACAACGTCGCGTCCGATGACCCGGATCAAAGTTCGACTCCGAAGAAAGTTCAGACCAGTCAGGAAGTCCAGGTCCGTCTTTCGCGAAATCAATCCTGGAAGACGATGGACTTGGCTTCGGCTTTGTCTGGTGCTGATCCGGCTGAAGCCGTCGCTCAGCGCGTTTCAACCTATTGGGCTCGTCGTGCTCAGGCGGCTTTCCTCGCGACTGTTCAGGGTGTCTTCGCTGATAACGCTGCTGCTCCTGCTGGTTCAGAGCACGTTGTTGACGACATGACGAATGACATCTCCGGATTAAGTTTCGGTGACGGCATCACTAATTTCTCTGCTGCCGCATTCCTGGACACGACGCTTACGATGGGCGATTCGATGGAGGACCTGTCTCTCATGATGGTTCACTCTGTCGTCTTCAATCGGATGCAGAAGCTGAACCTGATCGATTACATCCTCGACGCTACTGATCAGATTCGGATTCCCACTTATCTGAATCGTGAAGTTATCGTCGATGACTCGGTTCCGGCTGCTGGCGGCATTTACGAAACGCTTCTGTTCGGTCGTGGCGCGATCCAGCTCGGCATGGGTGCTCCTGAGGTCCCCACCGAAGTTGATCGCGATCCTGATTCTGGCAATGGTTCCGGTTCGGAATGCCTGTACTCTCGCGTGGAATGGGTCATCCATCCCGTCGGTTGCGCGTATGTCGGCACTTCTCCTGTCGGTGGTCCGAGCAATGCTTCCACTTCCAACAATCTCGCTTCTGCTGGTTCCTGGCAGAGAGTCTTCCCGGAACGGAAGCAGATCAAGATTGCTCGCCTGATCACTCGCGAAGCCTGATCACTTTTCCTTTTTCTCGCTGACGGGTCAATAGCGTCCTGCCCGTCAGTGAGATAAAGGATTCATCTAGGAGATTTCAAAATGCCAGACTCAAAGCAAACTGAAAAGCCTTCTAACAAGACTTCAAGTGAAAAGGTGAATGCGCCTGAAGTCGACGAGATGACGGCTTTCAAAGCAAAGCAAAAAACTCTTGCCGAATCAATCGACAAGATTGTTGCCGAAAAGGCAAAAATCCAGGCGAAGATGAATGCTGCTCAGAAGGAATACGATGATCATGTCATCAAAGTTCCGCAAGAGACTCACGCTGAAAGAGTTCGCGCTATTCAGCAGAATTCAGCGAAGGAGCGTGAAGCGAAAGTGAAAGCTCGTCAGGCTCTGCTTGAACAGGGAGTTGACCCTGAACTCTTGGCGAAAGTCTTGAAGTAAATGAGCGCTTGGACGTTGGTCCGATATTTGATCCCTCCGCCTGATGCTCAGGATGCGGAGATCACAAGATGGAGAGTATTCATTGCGATATTGTCCGGAGTGAACTTCGTTCTTGTCATTGTCGCGTTTGCGATCTCATTCGGGCTGACTCCATTTTTCCCAGGATTTGCATCAAGAGACGTAGTGATAGAATTGATGCAAAACAAATGGACACGAGACGTAATTGAGCTCCGTCGTCATCAATGTTTTGCTCTTGCTCAAAACAACGAAGCCGGAGCTCGTTTCATGTCCCAGCAGATGAGTGAGATGCTCACAAAACATTATCGCACTTTCGGTTATGAGAAAAGAATACCGACTTGTGAAGAGGTAGGAGTGAGGTTTGGCCTCTCAGATCAGACCAGCTACATGATGGAGAAGCAGCGTTGATAACTGACTCTTATGGACGGCTTCTTTTCTCTAGAGAGGAGTTACAGTGCAAGTCTTCTGGCGGTCTACTGCTCGCCGTTGGTTTCGCGAAAGCTTTGCGAAGACTGAGGATTGATCTTGGCGAGAAAATGATCGTGAATAGCTGCTGTCGATCAAGAGCTCACAACGCTAGATCAAAAGGCCATTTTCGTTCATTGCACGTTTACGACTTCCCATACTGGCCGACAGGCGGAACTTGTGCAATCGATATTCGCGTGACCAGCGAAGGGTTCAAAGAAAGGCTGATAGAACTCGCTCTTTTCCAAGGATGGTCAGTCGGAATTGCAAAGACTTTCGTTCACATTGACAGAAGAACTGAAGTGTTGAATTTTCATCAAACGAGATTCAAATACGAATGAACAGGTTCACTTCAATTTGGACAGCACTAATTTCAATAAGAGGTCAAGTGCCAGCGAAGGCAAGAATGCTTTCAGTTATGGTGGGAATTTTCATTGTTTTTGTTTGCGTCGCTTTGCTGATCAATCTTGCATGGGGACGAGAGTTGGATGAGCTGCTATTCGGATTCATTAGCATGTATGTCATCCTCGCAATTATCCTTATGAGAGTAGGAGTGGTCAATGCTTCCGGGTCAGATCAAGTTAATCTCAATGGGGATCGCAATCTTGGCTCTGGTGATAGGATCGGCGGGGATAGTGATCAAGGTCAAAAATCTTGAGCGTTCTCTAGTCAAGAAGAATGAGGAACTCTCTCAATGCGAGGTGAGGACCTTGACCTTCAAGTCGGCAGCGGTGCACAATGCAAACCAAGTCGAGATTTTTGCTTCGCTCGCGGAGAGAAGACTTGAAGAACTTGACAGGATTGAATCCGAAACTCTTGTAGCTGTTGCGATGAGAGAAGAAGAAAGGAAGGAGAGAATTCGTGAAGCAAATCAAAATCGGCAAACGCTTTCTGAAGCAGAGTCTACTGATTGCTCTTTGCATCCTGTTCGTGACGAGTTTGGCAGGATGTATGGAGAAATCCTCAGAACCCTTGATCCGATACGAAGTCAAAACGGTGATTAAAGAAGTTCCAGTTTCTGCGCCCGAAAGCTTGACCAGAAAACATTCTCTTCCTTTCCTTGATTCAGAATCAAGCTATGAAGAATTGGAAGACGCAATGATTCAATGCGCCGTTGAAGTCGTTGCTTGTAATCTTGACAAAGAGGTAATTGAATCTTTGCCTCAGTCAGACGGAGAAGAAAATGATCATCGTCGTTGAAGATGGTACAGGTCTAGAAAATGCGAACAGCTATGCAAGCGTCGCTGAGGCTGATGGCTACTGGACTGTCAGAGGCAATGTATCGTGGACAGGAAGCGAAACAGAGAAAGAAACGGCGCTGATCAAGGCAACAGATTACATTGATTTGAGATGGGCGGGACTGCTGAGAGGATTTAGATCCACTGAAGAGCAATCCTTGGAATTTCCGAGAACGGTTTTCCTTCCTGTGCCATTGAAGCTGAAGGCGGCTTGTTTTGAATATGCTCTGAGAGCATTAACCGCCGAGCTAGCTCCTGATCCAACGCACGATGATTCAAACAAAGATGTCATCCAAAGATCAGAAGGTCTAGGCAGAGGAGCTCTCGCAGAATCAGTAAGGTATGCAAGCTCAAGACCTAATCGTTTCCGCAGATATCCAGTTCCTGACGCCTTGATGTCTCCGTTCATAAATAACTCAAGAAGGCTGATCAAGTGAGCGAGATCGTCTACATCCTCAAGAGAGAAAGCGCTTCCGCAAAGCTTTACTCGAAAGGTTTCTCTGTGATCATCAGGAGAACATTATCAGGAGGTGCCATCTCAGAATTCACTGCGAGCGCTCTAGGATCGGGTTCTCCGAAAAAGATTGATCCTGACACTGGCGCTCCGATAGGTGATTTTGAATACGTTGTCAGTTCTGACGGCACCAATGAACCAAAAATTGGAGATCGTTTTATCTCTGACACTCGCGATGAAGTTATCGTTGACGTAACTCCAGAAAAGCCTTCTGAAACAATCATTCTTTGGAATGTAGTGACGAGAAAAGGATGAACGACCTAGACTTTGAAATGGATGACTCAGAGCTCAGCAGAGGACTGGAACTTGTCCGTCGCTATGCTAGACATCCGAGAAAAGTCATAACTGCCGCGTTGTTCGTTCTTGACAGAAAGATCAGAGACAGCTTTCAGGCTCAACAAAGTCCGTACGGAAAGAAATGGAAAGAGTTGAAACCGAACACTATCAAGGGAAGAAGAAGGAAGAATATAAACAGGAACTCTATTCTTCTCGCAACAGGCGTTCTTTTCAGGAGTCTTGACAGAGTAGTTACAAGCGACAATCGTGGAAGGATTTCTATCGGCGCTGAAAATAGACCGGTCGTTCCTCATCAGTTTGGAGCAAGCGAGATCAATCTACCTGCAAGACCTATTATGCCGATCAAGCCTCCTGGAATCGTTGCTATTCCTCGAGAATGGCAGAAAGACATTAACGAAGAATTGATAAAAGGTTTGGAGGACTCTTTGAAATGAGACTTAATCTTGAGTCAATCAGAGATCATCTTGCCGCGAGTGTTGTTCTTTCAGGAGAAACGATCAGGTTTGGAACGGCATACGAAAGAGACTACATGACAGCGTATGCTCAGACGTTCCCGGCTATCTGGGTCGCGGGTCAGAAGATTGTTTCGGTTGCGGGACGTCAGTCATATAGCGGCTTGCATCATCAGAAAATGAAATCCACAGTTCCTGTTCGTATCGTTTTGCAAAGATACGAAGACGGACAAGACAGTATTGAAACTGTTATGGATTCTGTTTTCGGACAAGTATATGACTGTCTGTTCGGATGGACGCCAGAAGGCGCGGAGAGTCCAATGTCTTTTGAAAGAACAGAAGATGGTCCGGCGGATACTTCAATTCTTATCGCTGACATGTTTTTCACTGCTGACATCAGACTGAGGAAATTAACATGAAACTGGAACTTCCGAAGCATGACGGAAAATGGGTTCGGGTCAACGGAAAGCTTTATGACCTGAATGTAGAAAGTCCTCCTGAGAGTGAGTCAACGGAGGTGGAGAAAGACTACGAGGATGACTTCGTGGTCACCGATGACGAAACTGAAATCAAATCCAACTTGGAGGATTAAATCATGGCACAGCCGAATCTTGAATCCTTTGAAAAGCGCGGCGTCGCTATCAAGGAAGAAACCACGGAAGGAACCGACGCGACTCCTGCTGCTACAACAGACGGTATCATGATGCTGAATGGCACCAGCGGCACCGAGTTTGATCCAGTAGAGCGTCCGGTGGATCGCACGTTCTTTGGTGGAGACAGCTTCGCGGTCTCAAATCGCCGAGCCTTCATCGAAGGTGACGTTGAAATCTACCCTCCTTCGATTCCTGGCGCCTCTACGGACGGAACTCCGCATTATGACATCCTCTTGCGGATGGGTGGGATGGCGAAGGTTCTGGATGCGGTCGGTGGAACGACGATTTACAATCCGATCAGCACTGGCATCGTTTCTGCTTCCGCGTATTTCTGGCATGTTGACTATGTCAAGAAAATTCTCGGCGCTAGAGCTGCTCTCACCGGTATGGCAATGACTATCGGTGAAATCGCTAGGTTCCGTTCTCGCGTTCTTGGAAATTACGAGAACGTGACAACTGAGTCTCTTCCGGCTGTCGTTCTTCCTTCGTATGTGCCGGAAGCGTTGGAAGCGAGCAACACTGTCGCGATGCTGAGCGTCGCTGACGCTTCGATCACTGATCTCAATCTGTGGGCGAAGGAGCTGTCTGTTGACTTCGGTTCTGCTTTGACGAACAAGCAATACACGAGCAAGTCGATCAACAGCATCTCAGGTCGCCAGCCTACTTTCTCTCTTCGTATCGCGAGGACTGCGCTGGCTGACTTCAATCCGTGGGCTGTTCGCGATGCAGGTCAGATTATGACTGCATCAATGCGTCACAACATGACTTCGCTCTACTCGACTCTGCGTGTTCGCGGTCAAATCGAGCAGATCAATGAAGTGGACATCGATGGAGATCTCGGTTGGGAATTGACCGGTCGCTGCATCCCGTCCAACACTGGCGGTGACGAATTCTCTCTTGAGTTCGGAACCATTTAATCACAGGCATGAAAGGAGAGCATAATGTCTGATAACGTAGCAGTAGACCTCGTTGGTTCAAATCGTTTTTGGTTGACAGTGAAATGTCAGGTTCCGGGCGAAGGGCCGAACTCCTGGAAGAACTTCCAGTTCGACGCGCAGTTCGAAGCGCTTCCGACGGAAGACTGGGAAGAGCTGGTGGAAACATCGACTCGCAGTGAAGCTCTTCGCAAGGTTCTGGTCGGCGTTGGTGACAACGTTCCGTCAGCCACTGTTGAAGTGGACGGTCAGAAGATTGAGCTCACTCCGAAGGATGTAGTTATTCGCAATCAATTCACTTGCGATGCTGCATTCATGGACTTCAATCTTTACATCACGAAGAACAGTCGTGACAAAGCTGTCCAGGCTGCTCAGTCAAAAAACTCGAAGCGGTCGCGAGGTCGTTAATTGGCGAGCTGACTGATTATGGTCAGTTGGGGTCCGAGTGGATAGTAGAGATAGAAGAAATCTATACTGGAAGCGAGGACCCCGACGCTGATTTCCAAAACGAAGAAAAGAAGATGGGTTTCTTCGTTGAAGGTAAAGACAACAAAGAGATTGAAACGGTCATTGTTACAGTAGGCGTGATGCCAGAGAACGATTTAGCAGTTGACCTTTTCGACCTTTGCGACCTGAACATACAATCTTCTTTCGGTGGTGCATACGCCATTGGTTTCAAATCTAGCGACTTAATTCAGTTAATGAAAGATGTCGTAGGAGTTGACAAGAATCTCAGAGAAGACACTCTTCGTCGGCTTAAAATCATGGGATCAGTAGCTGCGGAGTCCTTTAACAAGAAGACTCAAGCGAGTAAGTAACATGGACTATGATCTGAATATCGACATCAAGTCTGATGGTTCTGTTGCTGTCAGACAGATTCAAAGAGTGGAACGGTCTTTAAAGAAAGCCGGAGACGAAGCTGACAAAGCTTCTAGAAAAACAAGTGACGGCTTCAAAGAAGCCGCGAAGAATCTTGCGAAAGCTAGAGCAGCAGCTTCTCTAGTGAGCGCTGCGATTGTAGCTGTCGGATTCGCGTCTATTCGCGCGAATCTTAATTTTCAAAGATCTTTTACTCAGATAAACACGCTCGTTGGTATCGGAAGAACAGAGCTTTCTGAGATGAGGAAGCAAGTTCTTCAGCTCGGTGGTTCCACTGGCATCGGTCCGCAAGAACTGGCGGAAGCTCTGTTCTCCGTAACTTCTGCGGGTCTTCGCGGAACAGTCGCGCTTGAAACTCTTGAAGCTGCTGCGAATGCGGCATCGATCGGTCTAGGAAACACTCGTGATGTCGCTCTTGCTGCTGGTGCGGCAGTCACCGCGTATGGAGCAGAAACCATCTCCGCGACACGAGCAGTTGAAATTCTCGTAGGAACAGTTGAGCAAGGCAACCTTGCCGCTGATGAAGTAGCTAGCTCTTTCGGTCAAGTCATTGGTATCGCATCAGAGATGGGCGTTGCATTTGATGATGTAGGCGGATTCGTCGCGACGTATTCTCGTCTTGGCGTCAGCGCGGCTGAAGCCACGACTTCTCTTAGAGCGACTCTGACTTCCATACTTTTGCCTACTTCCGAAATGGAAGAGAATTTTGAAAAGCTGGGAATCAGTGTTGAGCAGCTTCGTCAAAATATAAGAGAAAGAGGTCTGATCACTTCTCTGAGAGAAGTGACTGATGCTGCTGCTCAGATGGACATTGACGTGTCTTCTTTGTTCCCTAATGTTCGTGCCCTTTCTGGTGTTCTAGGCGTCATGGGGCAAGAGGGTAATGCTGCCGAAGAAGTTCTAAGAGGAGTTTCCGCTGCTGTCGGAACGCTTTCTGAAAGAAGTCAAGCGGCATTAGATCTTGATCCTGGTCAAAGATTAAATCAGATCAGAGCTGAGATTCAGTCTTTGCTGATTCAAATCGGAGACAATCTAACTCCTTTGCTAGTAAACGTTGCAGAAGTCATCGCTTCAGTCGTTGAAAGCTTCAATGACCTAGACGAAGGAACTCAAAGAACCGTGCTTGCTGCTGGCGCGGTTGTTGCGGCCATAGTGCCGCTGCTGCTGGTGCTAGGCGCTTTAGCTGGTGCTATAAGGTCTCTGATACCTTTGATTGTTGGCTCTGCTGGCGTTGTTGCTGGCATGATTGCTATCGGAACCGCTGCTGTTGCTGTCGGTGCTTCTATCGGCTTGTTGATCAATAGCGTAATTGACTTCAACAGAGAGGCTTCTACTCTTAAAGATAGACTCGCTGACCTTACACCAGAAGCTGACCGCTTGACTCTCAGTGTATTGAATCTAAGAGAGCAATTTCTTCTGACTGAAATTGACAACGCGAAAAGATCTCTGGTAGAGGTCGCCGAAGAGACAGGTCAGTTCGCAGATGTTATTCGAGATGAAATGATTGGTCAGCTTCAGTCTCTCGGTCGCGAACTGCAGATAAATGATCAGAGGACGCAAGCTTACATTGACAGACTTGAAGCTTCTGGTCAAAATCCAAAGTCCATTTTCGAAGTTATATTCGACAACACGAAGTCGTCTATAGAAAATGCGATAACAATGCTTGACGAGTTTAATGAAAAGGCAAGTAACTCTGTCATCCAAGACATCGAAATTATCGGCATCGAAAGCGCAGAAGATCAAGCATCGAGGATACAAAGTCTAGGAAACGAGTTTGACTCGCTGGTCCAGAAGCTTGAAGGTCCTGTCGCAAGAGCATCCAGAGAGTATACTTTGGCTAATGATTTGCTTGTCAGGTCACTAGCTTCGGGGATCATCTCTGTAGAAGAATTCAATTATGTCACCGGTCTTCTGAATGCAACGACGCTTGAATCCTTGCCTATCTATCAGGAGATGTCAAAATACATTCCTTTCTTCGGAGAGTATTTCAGAGACGCTGCTGAAGGAGCGGCTAATCTCTCTGATGAAATCTCTACGCTGGAAGCATTCACGCAAAGATTGACTTCAAGCATGGTTGATGCTATCACCAATGGAGCTTCTGTGTCTGATGCTCTTGGTAATAGCTTAAGGTCTTTCAGTGGTGAAGTTTTCGGGAAAGCGATCAATGAAGCTTTAGGAGAAGCTTTAGCGAATGTAGGCGACAGCGAGGAAGTTTCTGCTGGTCTTGCTGTCGCGGCGAGCGTTATCGGTAACGGGATTCAAGGCAATGTAGGACAAGCCATCGGTTCTGCTGCTGGTGCGATTATCGGAAGTTTTATTCCCGGCATTGGTACTGTTATTGGCTCCGCTATCGGCGGCCTGATTGGCGGCTTGTTTGACGGGAGCAGCACTCCCAAGTTCCAGGTAAGAGGCACTGATGCAACAAGAGCTATAGGCGAAGGTACTGACTTCAGCACAGTAACTGACTTCGGTCAGATTGACTTTGCGTTCAGAGAAATTGAAGACGAAGCCAAGAGAAAAATTATTGAAGGGTTCACTTCTTTCGACAATATCGTCGCAGACATCATAAGCGGAAAC